CCTACCAAACTGTGTTAGGTATGACGGATGAGGAGGCTGCTGGCTGTCACGCGGAGGGGCTGCTTAACCAGTTACGCTGTAAGCGAAACTATCTACTCCAAGAAACCGACTGGTGGGCGGTTGCTGACAGAACAATGACTCAAGAACAAACTGATTACCGCCAAGCCCTACGTGATATAACAGACAACTATTCCTCGCTAGACGATGTCGTCTGGCCGGATCAACCAGCCTGATAGGAGAAAAGACCGATGGCAATAACTGTAACTTGGTCCATAACGGACATGAAAAGAGATGTCGCCTCTGGCGGCGTTAAATTGGTGTATTGGAGTTGCGTTGCTGCTGACGACACCCACCCAGAGTGCACTGCTACCGAAGGCGGCAAGCTGCGTCTTGAGCCAGATGCTGATGCTGAAGATTTCGTAGCGTACAACGATCTGACTGAAGAAACCGTTTTAGGTTGGGTTTACGACAGTTTGATCGAAGACGAAGAAACAGCCGACGAAGCGAAAGCTCGTATTGCTGCAAACCGCACCGGCAAGGTGGAAGCGCAAGTGGCCCGTAAAACTGCCGAAGCAGATGGCACCCCTTGGGCCGCTGAGTAACAATTAACTTTAGGAGAAGCATAATGGCTAAAGATGAAAAGAAAACCATTACTGTTAACGACCAAACACATAACATTGAAGACCTAACTGAACAACAGGTGGCTATGGTTAACCACTTGCAGGACTTAGAGCGCAAACTATCGAACGCTCGCTTTAACGTGGACCAACTTAGCGTTGGTCGGGAAGCGTTTATCCGCCTGCTCGAAGAGTCGCTTAGTCAGGTTGAAGTAGCAGCGGGATAGTGACGGATGGAAATGGACATGTTGTGGAGTGGAGGGCTAACTGCCCTGATCGGAGTCATAGGATTTATCCTTCGCAACTATGTTGCTGAGCTTCAGCGCATCCAAATTCTTGTTAACCGCACACGCGAGGAGATGGCAAAAGAGTACGTTACCAAAGCAGAGGTACACGCCGATATTAACCGTGTTCTCGACCGACTTGAACGGTTGGACGAGAAACTCGACCGATTGGTGGAGCTAAAGAAATGATACTTTCTAGGTTCAATGTTGTTTTGTTTTGTGCTCTTTTGCTCCCCGTTGGCGCTGCGTCGTCTCAAGAAGCTGCTACCGACGTGATTGTTACCGAGAGCACGACTACCAGTACAGTCACCACAAACGGCGAAGTCACTACAAACGTAAACTCGCCGCCCCCCTCTGCCGTAGCGCCCCAGTTCAACGGCGGCGTCAACTCAGACCTTTGCACCGTCGGTGTAGCCGGTGCCGTGCAAACTCAAATTCTCGGTCTCTCGATGGGTTCTACCGTCAGGGACATGAACTGCGAAAAGTTAAAAAATGCAAAAACTCTCTACGACATGGGCATGAAAGTCGCCGCTGTGTCTGTCATGTGTCAGGACAAACGAGTCTTCGACGCTATGATGGATGCCGGTACTCCTTGCCCATATGAAGGCTTAATTGGCGCTACTGCCAAGGCCGCATGGGAAGCCGACCCCGATAGACAACCGGGAGCGGAAACTAAGGAGGTGCTCGATGACGACACGAAGACCCTTATGGGCGCTGGTGGCGTGCTTAGCGTTTTGGCCTTTCTCCTCCTACTGTGAACCTTTCACATACGGGACGACAGGCAACGCTGCTGTAAACGGCTTCACATGGAGCATGGGCACCCTTGTGCCTTCGTCGCCCGGATTATCTATTAACGGAGTTATCTACCGTTACACCACGGTCAAAGACCCAGACGCTGCCATGTTGGTGCACCTTCAAAACGAAGACGCCGACGGCGACGGCTACATCTTCCGAGAAACGGACGACTGGACAGGGTTGCCCGGAAACACGATCAATAAACTTATCGCGATCAATAATATCCCCATAAGTCGTTGGGGAGATGGTTCTATAGAGGTCGAAGGTCAAGGACAAGTTGTTGAGCCTACGCTTGTGTACACCTATCAAATCGACGAGTGCTTTAACCCTCAGTCGAACCCTATCTGCCCCGGCTATGTTGACCCTGCTACATTTCTTAGCGCGGAAAAAATCATAGACCCTTACGACCCGATGGCAGACGACGCTGTTTTGGACACTTTAGAAGCCACGAACCCTGAGCTTTACGAGGAAGAAGAGGTGGATGAGACTATCGAGTCCGATAAAGAGAAGGCAACAAGAGACAATTTTGAGAAAGGATTAGCTGCGTCACAGAACGCACTGACACTGGCTAATACTATTTCTCAGGACACTGTAATCAGTGCTATGAATACACCTGTTAACATGTATTCATATTACGCAACAAGCATCAGCGGAGGAGCCTATAGAGAGACCACACAACTCGTAGACGCAAAATTGCCCGAGAATCCACGTGGACTCCGTAATGGGCTGGCTCAGCAACTCCTGCACGAAGAGATGGTCGACGCGCAGTACGAAAAACTAGAGTTCTAAGAGAGGACAGCCATGGTCAAAAAATCAATAATCGCAGCATCTATATTATTAGCGTCCGCAGTAAGCGCGGAAGAAACTATAATCGAAGGCAACGTACAGTCTAAGTGCATCATTAACACTGATGTAGCCGGAGTCTACGGAAACCCTGCGCCTGACAAGCTCAGTACGGTTAGTACAGACGGCGGTGTCGAGCCTGTTATCCGGTTCGATGTGGCGGTAGCTAACTACTACTTAGCTCGTATTACGACGCCAACCTCGTTTTCAACTGCGCCGAGTTTATCGGATGTTGTCAACTGGACAGGAACCGTTGTCACTGGCGAAGTGTCGGACGCAGGTATGTCTGCTTATGACGCCGCTAAAGTTACCTACGACGCCACATCAGAGTTCGACCTTACCATTGCAGGAAGCACGTGGTTCAAGGTCTCTTCTGTTGCTGAGTATGGTTACGGGCGTGCGTTTCCCGGCGGCACCTACCGCGCCGTAGTGCAAGCGGAGTGTATAGCCCAATGAGGATTTTGTATTTCATAATAAGCGCCATTCTAACGACTAACTCTGTAGCTGCGCACGAAATGACGCCCACGTACCCGAACCTTGTTCCGTCGTACGTTGATGGGCTGTTTTCTGCGAAGCTGACGATGTTTAACGCCCGGAAGGATGTCGATTACTATGAAATAGGTGTGTTTGACACCGCGTGGGAGCCTGTGCCTTTTGCTTCCTCTTCCAAAATCTTGAAGGTTCCTTACGGTTCCAAGAAAACATTTGAGGTGTTTGTTCGCCGCGAAGATAGAAGTAGAGCGGTGTTCATATGCTCGCTCTCGAAGCTGCGCACTAACGAGTCAGCCCGAGCAATTATTTCGTCCAAGATATGCTCTCGCACGGATGGGGAGCTACCATGATGAAAAGGGTTGCTCTGGCGTTATGTATCACCACGCCAGCGTGGGCCGATAATAGTTCGCTTAATTTGCAGCTACCAACCGGTCCCACCAGTTACCAGTCTGACTCTATTCGGGCGGGTGACTTAGATTGTAAGAACGCAATCGGCGGCGGCACAAACCTAGAGTTCGGCGTAACCGGCGTACTAAACAACGTCGGCAGCCCCTACGACTTAAACCACTCATTTAATGAGCGGCGCGACGTTGGCGTGTATGCGCGGATTGTTATTCCCTTGGACAAGCCCAAGGAGCGGATCAACTGTAATACTCTTTATCAGCTTGAGTTACAGCAACGTCGTTTAGAGATTCAGAAATTACAGAAGGAACTAGAGAATCTACGAGCGCTCCAGAACGATACGGAGTTTGAAAATTAAAATGGCAGATAAAGATTTAGGTGAAGCACTTGATAAGATTGAAAGCGTACCTGACAAACGTATGCGTCTTTTTGGGCTGCGGTTTTCTATTGCTCAGCTTAGTCTCACTCTGGCTTTTATTAGCTCTATGGTTGGTACTCTATACGGGGGTTTCCTCATGTACCAAAAGGTTGAAGCCGTGGCAAACCTTGATCTAGGCGAGTACCAACAGGCTATGGACGTCATGGACGCCAAGGTGTCCGGTATGGCTGAGAAAGTTGAAGAGGCCGTGGAGTACTCCCGAGACATAAAAAACGGCCTGAAGGACGATATACTGCGCATAGAGCAGCAAACGGACCGAGTTGAGGACACGGTTAGAAACACGGAAGAAAAAGTCCGTACGATGATCGACGACGCTGAGATACGATTTGAAACCAAACGCGAGCAGCTACGCACGTCCCAATCTGCTGACATGAAAGCACTTCAGGACAAGAATGCAGCGGATATGAAAGAACTTGAAGACCGCTTAACCAAAAAGTTGCAGCGGGCACTCGATAACCCACTAG